GTTTAGTAAAACAGCATCCAATCAATTTACTTCTTTGACGGTTGGATCAGAGGATTTCCGCATTAAAGCTGGTGCTGACGTAATCAATGCAGGCGTCCGCGACCAGACCTACACCAACGACCTAGACATCGTTGGTAGCGCACGAAGCACGACCGCCCCGACCATCGGTGCGTGGGAATTCGCATCCATCACCTACACCTACGCGCGCCCGACCAGCGACATCACGACCCAGTGGTCGCCCAGCACCGGCACCGACCACTACGCGCTGATCGACGAGACGACTGCCAACGACGCCGATTACATCTACGCCACGGCTGCCGGCCAGACCGACGAAGTGCGGTTGGCGTCGATGACCGCGCCCCAGGCCGGCACTGATCTGCTCATCAACTACCGCGTGCAGGGCATCGTCGGCAGCGCATCGGTGACGCTTTCGCTGGTGTGCAACACCACCGTGCATGCAACTGACACCACACGCACTGCTAACGGCGATTACACACTGACCGTGCCATCGGGCACTTGGGCATCGGTAGCCGACTGGACAAACATGCGCTTGCGCTTTGTGAGCGCATAAGGGAACGACATGGCAATCACCACACTGGACGGTCTGATAGCTGCAACCAAGCAGCGCGTGCCGATCAAGAAGACCGCATCGCGTACCGCTGTTGCCAACGGCTGGTTCTCTACGATTGACCTGGCTGGCGACCCCGGCGCTGGCGTGCTGGCAGGAACTAGCACTACCACTGGCGTGGTGCCTGACGACACTACTGCTGGCATGCCGCTGCTCAATACGTTCGGCGGTGGTGCTAACGGCCATCTAATTAACGTCGAATACTCCAGCGTCGTTCCCAGTCGCATCATGGTCTACGACCTGCTGTGGAAGGGTGGCGCTTATGCATTCAACGCCAGCACTACCGGTCAGACGCCTGGTTCGTTTAGCGCAAGGGTGCCAGGCGGTACGGATTTCACGAACACCGAAATCTGGGTGGAGCAGGTGACGGCGGCCACGGGCAACCAAGCCGTAAACGTGACGTACACCAACCAGTCCGGCGCCACGGGTCGCAGCACTGGCGCAGTCGGCATTGGCGCTGCACCTACCGTTGGCCGCATGTGGCAGTTGCCGCTGCAAGCTGGCGATACGGGCGTGCAGGGCGTCACTGGCGTGGTCGGTACTGTGGCGTCAGCGGGAACGTTTAACGTGCTGGTGATCCGTCCGCTGTGGACTGGGCGCGTGCCGCTTGCCAACTACTCTGACTTGCACGATTACCTGCGTGTCGGCATGCCGCGGGTGTTCGATACGTCGGCCCTGCAAATCTGCATTAACCCGGACTCGACCGCCACAGGTGCGTCCGTCGAACTGATGCTCACTATCGCCAACGGTTAAGCAATGCCGTTGCCGCCTATCCCGCCACAAGGTGCGCGCAGGCTTACGCCTGCCATACGGAATCGCGCGCCTGGAGACATTGCGGAATCGGCAACCTTTGGGCCGAACAAACAGTACGACTTTCTAGTCGGTAACGCAGTCGCTGCAGGCGCATCCGGCACTGCATCGCTCAACGAAGCGATTTCGTTTGGCGTCGGCAACGCAGTCGCTGCAGGCAGCACGTTCGCACTGAGCCAGTACGGGCTGCGGGTAACGTGGTCGGAGGCCGCGTACCAGGCCAACCCCAGTGTCACCGTACCGCTTACGGTTGGCAATGCGATTGCCGGTGGCAGCACAGCGTCCATCAGCCTGTACGCAGCACGCATCACTTGGGCAGAAGCGCAATACCAAGCCAACCCCAACGTCACTATCCCGCTTGGCATTGGCAATGCTGTGGCGGCAGGCGCTACAGCAGGCGTGTCCGTCTACGGCGCTGTTCGCGTCACTTGGGCCGAAGCGCAGTACCAAGCAACTAGCGGCACCACCGTCCCGTTCACTGTTGGCAACGCAGTGGCAGGCGGGCCAGCAGGCGCAACAGTCAGCGAAGACATCACGCTGGGATTCACCACCGGCAATGCAGTCGCTGGCGGGCCGTCTGGCGCAACGGTCAGCGTCGATCTGACGCTGGACTGCGGTACAGGTAATGCAGTCGCTGAAGGCCAAACCTGCCTGCTGCCGCCGCTCACCGTAGCACCCAGTGCAACCCCGGGCTATGCGCCTAAGACGCGCTACCGCGTGCGGGTGGGTACTCGGTGGATGGAGGTTGATCCGCTCGATCCAATGAGCGTGCGTAGAGCCTACGACGCCGCGCAGGAAGACGCGCAAGACGCTGCCACGCAAGACGTAGAAGCACCCGCCGCTGTGGCCGCTCAAGCCGTGGTGGTGCAGCCCATCAAGGGGCCGGATTACGCAGGGCTTGCCAAAGAAGCCCGACGGATTAGCGAAGACATCCGCAAGGTTTACGCAGACGCACTGCAAACCGCACTCATCGCGCGCCTCATGCGCGAACAGATAGAGCGCGACGACGAAGACGACATCGCCGTCCTGCTCGCAAGTATCTAACCGCCGCGCAATCGGTTAGCACAAGCCGCCTTCGGGCGGCTTTTTTATTGCGCGTTCACTTTGAAAACACATGGACGACACAGAGAACAATCTGCCCGAGGCAGAACTCTCGCAGCCCGCGCTCGACCAAGCGCAGCCCGAGATCGGAAGCGACCCCACTGCAGACCAATCCAACGACACCGACGGCGACACGCAAGGCGTTGACCCAGAGGTCTTCGAGGAAGTCGAGTACGAGGGGAAGAAATACGCACTCCCGCCTGAGTTGAAGGACGCAATCCTTCGCCAAGCTGACTACACGCGAAAGACGCAGGAACTGGCGCAAACACGCCAACAAGCCGAGCAGACATTCGCGCAGCAGCAGGCACGCATCGAGGCTGAAAGGGCAAACATCCAAGCAGTGGCGCGACTCACTGCACTGGATGAGCGTCTGCAGCAGTACGCAGGCGTTGATTGGCAATCACTGAGTCAATCCGACCCAGTGCGCGCACAGCAAGAGTTCTTCCAGTACCAGCAGCTGAAGGACTCACGCACGCAATTCGTCGCACAAATCCAGCAGCACGAAGGCCAACGAGCAATGCAGGAGCAGCAGGAAACTGCCAGGCAACTGCAAGAGGCAAACGAGGCATTGAGCCGCGAAATCAAGGGGTGGTCACCCGAATACGCGCAATCCCTGCGCGAAGTAGCGAAGTCACTGGGCGCAAAAGAAGAGCAACTGAACGGCATCCGCGAACCGTGGATTGTCAAAGCACTTCATGCGCAAAAAGTGCTCGCAGAGATGACCAAAAAGGCCGGAGCTGCTGCACCGGCAGTCGCTGCAAAACCTGTTCGCACCATCAGCGGTGGTAACGCAAAAGCCACTGTAGACCCCGACAAGATGAGCATCGAAGACTGGATGCGCCACGAACAGCGGCGCACGGCAGCTGCACGCCGATAGCACTCACCACAACTTAGTCACTAACGAATCCAAGGCCGCGAAAGCGGCTTTTTTCATTTCTAGGACGCAATCATGCCAAATTCGCTGTTAACTCCCACCGCCGTCACTCGCAAAGCATTGCAAGTGCTCCATCAAAAATTAAATTTCATCGGCAACATCAACCGCACCTACGACGACTCTTTCGCCAACAGTGGCGCAAAGATCGGCGACTCGCTGAAGATCCGTCTGCCCAACGAGTACACCGTTCGCACCGGCGCCAGCTTGTCCACGCAAGACACTAGCGAAACCAGCACCACGCTGCAGATCGCTACACAAAAGGGCGTTGACCTCACTTTCAGCAGCGCAGAACTCACCTTGAGCCTGGACGACTTCTCTGCTCGCATTCTTGAGCCTGCGATGTCTGTGCTGGCCGCGAACATCGAAGCCGACGCGCTCAACATGTACAAGGACGTGTACAACATTGTCGACAACGACGGCAATGCCATCTCGTTCCTGAACATCATGCAGGGCCGCAAGCTGCTGAATGACAACTTGGCTCCGATGGACAACAACCGCACCGCGCTGTTGTCGACCGATCACACCGCCAAGCTGGTGGATGCGCTCAAGGGTCTGTTCCAGGACTCCAACGCGATCAAGCAGCAGTACAAAGAAGGCATGATGGGCCGCACGGGTGGTTTCGACTTCTACGAAAACACTCTGCTCGCCAACCACGCAACCGGCACCTCTCCCAAGACGACCACCTACACCGTCAACGGCGCAGTGACCACCAACGGCTCAACCGCTGTCACCGTGGCGACCGGCACCGGCACCTTCAAGGCTGGCGACATCTTCACCGTCGCAGGCTGCTTCCGCGTTCACCCCGAGACCAAGGTTTCGACCGGTGTGCTGCAGCAGTTCGTGGTCGCTGCTGACTACGCTGGCGGCGCTGGCTCGCTGACGTTTGCTCCGGCCATCTTCACTTCTGGCGGTCGCCAGAACGTGGTGGCTGCCGGTATGGCGAACTCCTCGGCCATCGTGAAGGTTGGTGCTGGTAACGCTGAGTTGCTCACCCCGTCGATGGTCTTCCACCGCGATGCGTTTGCCTTTGCAACCGCTGACCTGGTGATGCCCAAAGGCGTGGATTTCGCAGCCCGTGAAGTCTATGACGGCATCTCGCTGCGCACCGTGCGTCAGTACGCAATTTCGTCCGACACCATGCCGTGCCGGATCGACGTTCTGTACGGCTACAAGACGATCCGCGCCCAGCTGGCCGCGCGTATCCACGCTGACGGCTGATCGTTGTAAGCGTTAAGCAGTAAGGGGCCGGCTCACAAGGCTGGCCCCACCATCACCAGAGGGAACTATGGCGCTCACGACATACGCGGGACTGAAGACCGAGGTGGCCGCATGGCTGCATCGCAACGATCTGACAGACAGGATTCCGACGTTCATTGAGTTTGCCACCCACCGCCTTACCCGCTCCATTACTTCGCCGCGCATGGAAGCGTCCACGACGCTGAGCGTGGTGAACGGCACCGCAACACTTCCCACTAATTTCCGCTCGGCTGTTGCCATGACGCTGGGCACAGTTGAGTACAAAGCCATTACTGCCGCAGACATGCGGGCAATGAATCAGGGCGGCATCCGGCCCACATACCCGGTGTATTCGATCGTTAACAACCAGATCAAGGTCTACCCGGCTGATAGTTCGTCGCCCACCTTTATCTACACGGTTCAGCTAACAACCTTGGCGGCCGATTCCGACACCAACTGGGTGCTGCAGGACTACCCGGATGTGTATCTCATGGCATCGCTTGCTGAAGCGCGCAAGTTCGTGCTGGATGACAACCGCCTGGTGCAGTACGAACAGATGACGATTGCGCGGATCGACGAACTGAACCGCAGCGAGCGCCGGAACTTTGAGCACGCGACTTGGTACAAGCAGCGCGAACTGCCGGTGCATCTGCCGGCCTATGACATCCGGTTCGGCTGACATGCTAGTTCCGCTGACTCAATTCGCCCCGGACGCTGATCCGGGTGTAGCTGGCGCACTGGTGGACGCTACCGGCGTCATGCCCATCGAGCGCAGCATCAAAGCCGCCCCAGAGGCGTTGGACACGGGCATTGCTACCGCTGCATCCGAAATCTTTGGCGCGGCCACTGTGGAGCGCGTGGATAGCTCCAAGACGCTGTACATGGGCACGGCCACAAAGCTGTACTCAGCCAGCGGCGCAACTTGGGTGGACGTTACCCGCGCAGCAGGCAACTACTCCGCGCCTGCATCCAGCAGCTGGTACTTCACGACGTTTGGCAACCAGGTGCTGGCGGCCAACAACGGTACGGTGATGCAGGTATCCACTGGCAGCCTGTTTTCTGACATTACCGGCGCGCCGCGTGCCGAGATCGTCGAGACGGTCGGCCTGTTTGTGATGGCTTTCAACGCATCCGACGGCTCAAGCTGGGACTACGACGACGGCTGGTGGAGCAGCGCGCAGGCCAACGCCACCGACTGGACGCCAGCCATTGCAAGCGGTTCGGTGCGTGGGCGACTGTATGCCACACCCGGCCCGATTCGCGCTGCCAAGCCGCTGGGCGAGCAGATGGTGGTGTACAAGAACTCCGGCGTGTATCTGGGCACTAATTCAGGCCCGCCGCTGTGGTGGACATGGGCGCTGGTGCCGGGTGATGGCGGGTGCGTAGGCAAGTACGCGGTGGCGCAGATTGTGGTGAATGGTGCGCCCGCACATTTTGTTGTCGGCCCGCGTGGCATGTATGTGTTTGACGGTTCGCGCCCTGTTAAAATTGGCGACGGGATAGTTCGTCGGTGGTTCTACCAGCGACTCAATCCCACCTACCGCGAGAAGACATCTTGCGTGGTAGACCGCGCAGAAGGCGTCGTCTACATCCTGTTTGCAAATAGCGAATCGACCGGCAGCCTGAATGACTGCCTGATCTACTCTTACCTGACTGGCAAGTGGGGCAGGGGGCGCAACTACGCAGCCCGCTTCGGCCTGCAGTACCTGGCCCCATCCAGTACCTTTGACACCGTGCCGCCAACTGGCGTGACGTATGAAGCAATCGACGCACCGAGCTATGACGACCTGTTCCGCGACGCGGATATGGAAGCAGCGGCGATTGTCACCACCGGCGACCGCATCGCAACGCTGAACGGTTCGGCCAACAGCAGCACATTCCGCACAACGTACTTCGGCACCGACGGCAACTTGTCGCTGATGCGCCGGGTGCGTCCGCGCTTCGTTGCTAACCCCACCGCCGCTAGCATGAACCTGCTGGTGGGCGATGCGCTGGGTGATGTGGCATCGGTGTACCAGTCGGCCACCTACATCGACAAGAGGTTCGATGTGCTGGCAGAAGCGCGCTGGCATCAAGTGGTTATGACGGTGACGGGCGGGTTTGAGATCACCGCGCTGGATGTGGATCTGACCGGGGTGAGCGCCGAATGAGATTGAACGAAGATCCGGTGCTGCCGCCGATTTCGGGGCCGACCTTCCAGCCGTTTCTGAAGCAACTGCTCGCAAGCCTTGCGCGGCAAGTTAACGGCGCAACAGAAGGCCGCATTGCCTCCATCCACGCTGCTAATACCTCGTTTCCGACGACGGGCGACTGGATGCAGGGCGATGAGGTGCGCAACAGCACGCCGACGGAACTTGGCAGCGCTGGCAGTCGCTATGTGATTACAGGATGGGTGTGCGTTGCGAGTGGCACGCCTGGAACATGGGTAGCTACTCGAGCATTGACGGGGAATTGATATGGATCCGATTTCAATTGGCGCTACGTTGTTGGGCGGTTTGCTTGGCGGCAGATCATCAAAAAGCAGCGGCACGCAAGTCAGCAAACAAGAGTTGCCAGACTTCCTGCAGCCCTATGCGCCCGAGTACGCGCAGCGCGTGCGGGACGTGGCGAATATGCCGTACAACGAGTACGGCTACAACCGCATTGCTCCGTTTACCGAAGACACGCTGGCCGGCATGGACATGGCGCGCAATGCCGCCAACTACAACCAGCCGCTGTGGGATCAAGCGCAGGACGAGTTGTCCAAAACCATGTCTGGCGCGTACCTGTCGCCTGACAGCAATCCGTACCTGAAGGGCACCTTCGACGCCGCAGCGGGCCGCATGGCTGATGCGTACAAGACTGGCACGGCAGCGCAGACAAACGCCGCAGCGGGTTTTGGTGGCGCATTCGGTGGCAGCGCTCAATCGGAACTGCAGGGCCAACAGAACCGCGCCTTCGGTGACTCGCTGGGGCAGTTTGGGCTTGGGTTGTACGGACAGAACTTCCAAGCAGAGCGTGGCCGCCAACTCGGCGCAGTGCAAGCCGCCCCAGGCTTTGCAGGCGCACGGCAAGCGTTCGACTTTGGCAATGCAAACGCACTGAACAGCATAGGCCAGCAACAGCAGGCGCTCGGCCAAAACTATCTGAACGCCGACTTTGCGCAGTTCGACGAAGCGCGCAACTACCCGCGTCAGCAGTTGGATGTGTTTGCGTCCATGTTCAATCCCAACTTGGGGCGCACCGCCAGTGCATCGCAGTCGATTAACCCGATGCTGGGCGCACTGGGTGGCGCTGCAGGCGGGCTGGGCATGGCTCGCAGCTTCGGGCTGTTGGGTGGGAGCGGCAGCAATCCGTTTTCAGGTGGCTTGGGCGGCAACCCGTTTAACTCGGGCAGCATGACCATGGATTCGCTTGCGTCGCCGCTTACGCCTGCTGGCGGGTACTTCAACGGCTTTGGCGTTCCAAGGGGCTAAATAATGAACTGGTCAGACATCACCAGCGGCTACGGGTCGCAATCGTTTCGTCCAATCGGCGGCTTGCTCGGGCTAAATCTTGGCAACATGCAGCAGCAGCTGCCCGCGCAGTTTGCGCAACTGTTCGGCAACGGCGGCATGGGCATGCAGCAGTCGCAGTTCCCGCAGTACGGCGGCAACACGCGCAGCGCACAGATGATGAATAGCTACATGGGTGGCCTGCTGTCGCGCAGACAGGGCTACATGCCGCCGCAGATGGCTGCGCGCCAACAGCCCGCAGCAGCGCCGGCAAGTGCAGCGCCTGCGCAATCGACCAACGGCACAGTGGGCTACTACAGCGGATGGGGGCCGAGCGCGGAGATTCCGGGCTGGACGCCTTCGATGATCGGCCAGTCTTGGAGTGCTTGAGATGCCTGGATTGCTTGATGCGCGTGGTGGGTTCGATGACCCGATCACGATGGGCCTGCTGGGTGCATCGCAGGCATTGCTGACGCCTATGTCACAGGGCGGTGGGCTGGGTGCTGCGTTTGGTGCGTTTCCTGCTGCACAACAGGCTGCAGAGGCCAACCGTTACAGGCAGATGATGCAGGCGTATCAGATGCGCAGGCTGCAGCAGGAAGACGAAGACAGGCAGGCCGCGCGCGAACTGGATGCGCAAATTAAGGCCGCTGCACGCAATGCGTTTACTGCGCCTTCTGCCGGGTCACTCGGTGGCGGCATCACGCCCGGATCGCAACAAGGCAGCATGCTGCTTGAGTCGATGTCGGGCGACCCAGAGTTCGACAGAGCCAACCTGGGCGCGATCAACAGCGCGGCAAACACTGTTGGCCCAAAGCAGGCGGTTTCGTTGCCGACGGCCGGCGGGTTTGACCAGAACAACTTCATCAATGAACTGATGAAAGTCAGCCCTCTGAAAGCATTGGAGCTGCGCAAGTCGCTTCAAGGCGAATCGCCGTGGGCAAAAATTAACCCCGAAAAGTTTACGCAGGAATCGGTTGCGCGGTTTGCTGCCACTGGCAATCCAGCCGATCTGGTTGCAGCGACAGATTCGCCTAGGTATCAGTTCTATCAAGGCGTTCCGGGCAATGATTACAGGCCGGACATGCCGCCTGTCGTCTTTGATCCTAAAGCTGGAACATGGTCGATTGCACCAAACCCAACACTGCAACAGCCTTCTGCTGGGCGGTCGCCAACCGCGCCGGCATCTGTTCCGCCTATTGGAGGCAGCGCCGGATCGCCGCCGTCGCAAGCTCCGGCAATTACGCCAGAGCCGGCAGACCCGCTAGCTCCGTGGAATGGGTTGCCGCCTAAACGCGCAGACGATGTGCGCGTCCGAGAAGGCGAGCGGATCAGGAAATTGCTTGACGAAGAGCGTGCCGGACTGAAGCAAGACGCAGCGGCGTTGGACAGAATGCGTAATTTCGGCGCGTTGAACAGACGCACCGCGACGGGCGACTTTTTGTCGAAAGCACTACCTTCTGCTTCTGCCTTTTTATCCGGCGACAAGTCAAACATGAGCGCGATCACCGCCGCGCTTGCGCCGCGTGAACGCGAGCCGGGTTCCGGCGGTTCGTCGGATAGGGATGTGGCGATGTTTGTGCAAGCCGTTCCGTCCATTGACAAGGAAGGGCCGGTCAACAAAGCCATCCGCGATGCACGGCAGGCCATGTACAACCGAGAGTCTGATTATTTGAAAGCCAAAGAAGCCTACTTTGCGCGTCGCGGGCATATCACTGGGTTCGACGCAGAGTGGAAAGAATACGCAGACGCCGTGCCTGTTTTTGCTGACGACGCTACGCCGGAAGACTTCAAATTAAACGGCGCTGCCATGACGTTTGAGAGGTGGCAAAAAAGGGGCGATCAGTCGACTCCAGGGCAGTCAGTGCCAGCGACCCAGAAAGGCATCGGCACGCCGTCCGTTAGCGGACAGGTGGGCGCTCAGCGGGTGTATTCCATGGACGACGTGCGTAGAACTGCGCTGAGTAGCAACAGAAGGCCGGAGCAAGTCATTCAGGACATGCAGGCCAAGGGCTGGATCATTCGCTGAAGGTGAGACATGGCTAAAAACGCGGTTGCATCATTTGTCGAGGCCATGCTCCCGCAGGCGCAGGCGGCGGAGGCTGAAACCGGAATTCCGGCGCATATCCTGCTAGGGCAAGCGGGCCTGGAAACCGGCTGGGGCCGGTCGCTGCCCAAGAATTCCGACGGCACTTCGTCCAACAACCTGTTCGGCATAAAGGCTGGCGGCAACTGGCAGGGTAAGTCGGCACGCACAGCCACCAATGAGGAAGTTGGCGGTCGCATGGTGCGCATACAGGACGACTTCCGAGCCTACGACACCCCGGCGCAGTCCATGTCCGACTGGGCTAGGCTGCTGAACGATTCCCGCTACGCCCGCGCACTAGAAGCCGCCAAAAAAGGCGATCCAAAAGAGTTTGGCGTGCAAATCTACAAGGCAGGCTATGCGACCGATTCTCGGTACCCAGAAAAGGTATCGTCTGCCGCGCTTGCCGTGCAACGCGAAATGAAGAGCGGCAAGGATTTGTCTGCGGAGCTGTACGGCACAAGCAACCAGTCAGAACCCAAAGACTTGTCTGCCGAGCTGTACGGCAAAAAGCCAGCGCAGTCTGCGCAGCCGGTGCAGCAGCGACCCGGTGCATTCATGCGCGGCGTGCAAGGCATTGCCCAAGGCATTGCAGACCCTATCAACGCGCTGGGCCAGATGTTCACGCAAGCAGGCGCTGCCGTTGGCCTGCCTGGTGCTGCAAACAAGGCCGCCGAGTTCAACAGGTACGTTAGCCAGCAGGACGCGCAATACAAGCGCGACGTGCGTGGCGGGCAAGATGACTTTGACTTTGGGCGCATGACTGGCAACGTAGTCGGTACGTTGCCGTTGACTGTGGCCGCTCCTGTTGGCGCATCTATGGCAAGTGCGGCAGGTTTGGGTGCTGGCGCTGGGTTGTTGTCTGGCGCATTGCAGCCGGTGACACAAGGCGACTTCTGGGATGAGAAGCGCAAACAGGTAATGACGGGCGCTGCTGGTGGCGCAGCTTTTGGTGCGGGCGGCAGGGTGCTGGCAGGGGTGATTTCGCCGACAGTTAATCCAAAAGTCGCAATGCTGCGGCGCGAAGGCGTCACGCCAACCATCGGACAAATCATGGGTGACGGTTTCAAGTCTGCGGAAGAAAAGCTGACTTCGTTGCCGTTTGTAGGCAGTGCAATCAAGTCAGGGCAGCAGCGTGCTGTTGGTGAACTAAACGAGGCGGCGTTCAATCGAGCCTTGGCACCGATTGGGCAAAAGCTGCCGACAGGGCAGATCGGCAACGACGCGGTGCTGTTCACCAGACAAAAGCTCAATTCTGCCTACGATGACGCGCTAAACGCTGTCGGGCCAATCGCCATTGACCGGCCGCTTTCCGTTGAGCTAAATAACCTTCGTGCAGGCCTGGCTGTTTTGCCTAAAGACAAAGACGAGCAATTCTTTAGAATTTTGCAAGCCGAAATCTTTAATCGTGCGCAAAATGGCCGCCTGACGCCCGAGGCCATGAAGGCCGCAGAGCAAAACCTTGGTGATTTGTCTGTCGGCTACCGCGCCGCGCAAGACTTTGATGTGCAAAAGCTAGGCGATGCAATTGAGGCCGCGCAAGATGCACTTAGGCAAGCCGTAGCGCGTCAAGCTCCACCAGGCGCAGCCAACATGGTGAGATCAGCAAATGCCGGCTGGGCAAACTTCAAGCGAGTGCAGCGTGCTGCGTCATATGTCGGTACGGATGATGGCGTCTTTTCTCCGGCCCAGCTTCAACGTGCAGTTCAGGCGGCAGACAGAAGCAAAGACAAGGCGCGCTTTGCAGAAGGCACCGCGTTAATGCAGGACTTGTCGTCTGCGGGGCGGTCTGTCGTTGGCACAAGAACGCCAAACAGCGGAACGGCTGATCGGCTAAACGCATCCAACTTTCTGAACCCGATGATGTGGGCGCAAGTTGCCGCGGCTATTCCAGGCTCGCTGATGTACACGCCGACAGGCCAGCGACTTGCCGCTAGCGCGCTCACCGGACGCCAGGGCGCAGGCTACGGACTGCTATCTGACGCGGCCCGCAGGCTTGCTGTGCCGGGTGGCGTTGCGCTCAGCCCTGCGCTGCAAGGCTTGCTGAATCAGTGACACAACGGTCGGCACAACCGCAGAGATGGCCGCCACCGCCAGGATTCTGTAGTACTGCTCGCTATCCATCTGACGCCTTTCTATAACCGCCACATCCTGCCACGCCACCCAGCGCCGCGCTGTCGGATAACTCCGATACCGGCGCTATTTTTTTGCCCGGATGAACTATGCCCGTACCAACGCTAATCACCGATCTGTCCACCACAGCGGCGTCCAACTCACCGGCAGGCGCAGAGTCGGCCAGGGGGACGATAGACGACTACCTGCGCGCCCATGCGTCGTTCATCGCAACGCTGCGCGACGCTAGGGTTACAAAAGCCGGCGACACAATGACTGGGACGCTGATTGTTAATCCAGGCGACATGCTGGTGGGAAGAACAAGCGTTCCGTCAGCAAACACGAATGTGAAGGGCGCATCGATAGTTAATGACGGACGCGTTATTGCAGAGTCCGACTACAGTGTCGGCGCTTCGATCTCAAGCAACATTTTCAATGCCGGGGCCAATAGCGCCAACAACATGCAGTTCTACAGGAACGGCATTGCTGCGGGTGTTGTTGTCACCAACTCCAGCGCCCAAACGTCCTACGCAGCATCATCGGACTATAGGCTAAAGAATGACCCGCAGCCACTGACAGGCAGCGGTGCATTCATCGACGCGCTGCAACCTAAGTCATGGACATGGGCAACAAGTGGACAGCTTGGTGCTGGCTTTATTGCTCACGAAGTCGCCGCCGTGTCGCCTTCCAGTGTGTTCGGCGAGAAAGACGCGGTAAACGACGACGGCTCGCCTAGATACCAGAGCATGGAGTACGGGTCGCCAGAGTTCATCGCCAACATCGTTGCCGAATTGCAGTCGCTGCGTGCCCGCGTCGCCGCGCTGGAGGCCGCATGACAACCGATCAGGACTTTCAGCGGCTGGAAAACAAGGTCGACAAGCTCACCGACGCGGTGATGCGCTTGGTGCTGATCGAAGAGCGCCAAACAACGCAAGGCGAACGCATCGGCGCGTGCGAAGCCAAGATCGCGGTCAACGAATCGGCAATCGCCAAGACCGAGAAGAAGGTCGATCAGTGGGTGAACCGTGGCATCGGTGTCTGGCTGGCTGCCATGCTGGTGTACTCCATCGTCGAACTCGGCGCTAAGTTCGCGGGCAAGTGATGCGTATCAACGCAGCCGGCCTTGCGCTGATCAAGGAGTTCGAGGGGCTGCGGCTGAAAGCCTACCCAGACCCCGGCACAGGCGGTGTGCCTTGGACGATCGGCATCGGCACCACCCGCTATCCAGATGGCCGGCGTGTGTCACCCGGCGATACCTGCACCGAGCAGCAGGCGCTCAATTATCTGGCGCACGATCTGCAGGGGTTTGAGGCATCCGTGGCCGGCATGCTGCGTGTGCCAACAAACGAGAACCAATTCGCCGCGCTGGTGAGTTTTGCTTACAACGTCGGCACCGAGGCATTGCGGCGCAGCACCATGCTGCGGTTCATCAACGACGACCGATTCGCAGACGCTGCTGGCGAGTTTGGCCGCTGGAACATGGCGGCCGGCAAGGTACTGCCGGGCCTGATACGCAGGCGCGCAGCAGAGCGCGAACTGTTTCTGAAACCAGTTGCCATGCAGCCGCTACCGGATGTTGGCGACTTCCCGCCCATGCAGCCAGTCGCTGCAATCCATACGGACAAACCCATCATGGCACCAATCGTCGCGGCGCTACTGCCGTCGCTTATTTCCGCTATTCCCGAGGTCGCAAAACTCTTCGGCAGCGGCCCCAAGACAGACAAGACTGCGGCCATTGCGCAAAAGGTTGCCGAGACAGTCATTGCGGCCACCGGCGCGCCCAACCTGCAAGCTGCCGTGGAAACCGTGCAGGCCGATCCGCAGATGCGCAAGCAGGCCACAGAAGCCGTGCAGGCCATCTGGTACGAACTGCAAGAGATCGGCGGTGGCATCGGTGCTGCGCGTGAGTTCAGCGTGCGTGCAGCTGCTGAGCCTGCGCCGTTCTACAAGATGCCGGCCTTCTGGATCAGCCTTGCCCTGCTGCCGTTGCTCTACGGCACCGTGTGGCTGGTTCTGACGGGCGCAGAAGGCTTTACCAACGAGTTGCGCGCTGCCATTGCCAGCAGCGTCGTTACGGGCGTCCTGGGCGCTGTGGCGGGCTTCTGGCTTGGCTCATCGTTCACCACATCTCGCTCGCGCGGACTGGGGGCCACACCGACCACCGAGTAGCACAGATCCTGACGCCGACTCACTAACCTCGAGGTTGAAATGTCGAAACGCAAGGCAAAAGAAGCCGCCCACATGGTGGCTGTGCACTGGACGGACGCAGCGATGAGCGTGGCATCGCACTGGCAGGAAGGACAACAGCCCGAGCCACCACGTCGCAAAGGGATGCACGACTGCATCACCGTTGGCTGGCTGGTTCACCTGGACGATCAGTGGTGCCAGATCGTTGCAACGCTGACAGAAAACGCACACGCCCATGTCACCGAGATCCCGGCCGGCATGATTCGGCAGATTTATAAGCTGGAAGCATCCGGCGAACTGGCGGTGGCGTGATGGGCGTTCGACGTGTTCAAGACGAGGCACTGGTCGAGGCGATGAAAAGCACCAACTCGCCCACCCTGCTTGCCAAACAGTTCAACGTGTCTGTGCGGGCAATGACGACCCGGATGCGCGCAATTGGTGTGCCGCCCCTGAAGCACGCCGCACTGGCTCGCAAGACCGAGGTGCCGGTGGCGCATGAGGCAATCGGCCGTCTGAAGGTTGACCTGCAAGATGGGCGCATTGTCGTGTTCAGCGACGCTCACTTTCAACCTGGCGCAATCAGCACCGCAAACCGCGCCCTGCTGAAGTTGCTGCCCGAATTGCGCCCGTCTGTTGTCGTGTGCAATGGCGATGCACTGGACGGCGCTGCCATTAGCCGCTGGCCCAAGATGTTCGGCAGCGAGATCCCAACGCCAGCGGCTGAACTGCGGGCCTGCGACGAACGCATGGACGAGATTGCCAATGCCGCCAAGGGTGCGCGGCGCGTCTGGACGCTTGGCAACCACGACATCCGTTTGCACAGCTACGTCCAGTCAGCGGCACCTGCGCTGGCCGACATGGAAGCAATGGATCTGCGCAAGCTGTTCCCAAAATGGGACTTCGCGTGGTCGCTTTGGGTAAACGACAACACGATCATCAAGCACCGGTATCGCGGCGGCATGTATGCGCCTGCCAACAACGTGAAGGGTGCGCTGGGTATGTCGTTTGTTACCGGCCACCTGCACAGCCTGAAGGTTATGCCTTTATCGGCATACGCAGACAAGCCGACATCGTATGGCGTCGACACTGGGATGTTGGCAGAACCCGAATGGGACGCCTTCGGCTACCGCGAAGACTCGCCTGCCGACTGGCGCAGCGGGTTTGTGGTGCTGACGTGGCGCGATGGGCGGCTGTTGTGGCCGGAGGTTGTCAGCGTGCTGGCCGAGGGCAAGGTTGAGTTTCGCGGCGAAGTGCTCGAGGTATGAGCGCCACCCTGATTGCCATCGTCGGGCTGGTGTATGCCTTCGTGGCAATGAACCTGTACGTCACCGGCAAGCCCGGCCTAGCACTAGCGTTTGCTGGCTACGCGGTCAGCAACATCGGCCTGTACTTGGAAGCGCGTTAGAACGGCGCAGGCGGCAGATCAGCCGGGTAGCGTTTGCGGCGCACTGGGCGCATCCGGCCGAACGGCCAGCTCGGATTGTCTTTGAACTGCTCGGGTTTTTGCACGGGTCGCCCCAAAAGCCGCACGGTTGCTTGCCCCGACTCCCACTGAGCTACGGAGGCAAACGCTTACAGTATAGCGGGAAACCCGCACAAAACCACACTACCGCGCACTGAATTACACTCCTGTACACAACTCATTTGCACGAATCGCTCGGCGGGGCGTGCAAATTACACGGGAGAGTAGGCGTGGCGTCCATCGTCAAGACAACGGAAGGCACTTTTCGCGCATTCGTGCGGCGCACAGGTGCCCGCAGTCTATCCAAAACCTTCAAGACGAAGGCCGAGGCCGAGCGATGGGCACGGCAGACCGAGGCCGCGATTGAGTCCGGTACGGCGGTGAAATCAGCCAAGGGCGCAACCGTTGGCGACGCCATTCAGGCGTACATCAAGCTGCGCGACTCCGGCCAGCGCCCGATCAATCCGCAGAGCAACGAGGTCTACATGCTGCGCTGGTTGGAGCGCGATCTCGGCGACGAGGTTGTGGCCGGCATCAAGCCGCAACGACTGGCGACCTATTGCCAGCGGCGTGGCAAGAGCGGCGCAGGCCCGTACACGGTTTCGATGGAGATATCCAAGCTCGGCACGGTGCTGAAGTATTCGGCGATGGCGCTGGGCGAAACCTTTCCAGACATCGTGGCGCAAAGCAGGCCGCTGCTGGATCACCTGGGGTTAATTGGGCCTGGCACGCCACGCGAGCGCAGGCCGACTGCTGATGAGCTAGCCGCAGTGCGTGCCGCGGCATCGCCATTGCTGCGCGACATCATCGACTTTGCCATCGCCACTTGCATGAGACGCGGCGAGATCGTGCGGATGACGTGGGACGACGTGGATGCCGATGCGCGACTGCTGACGATCCGAGATCGCAAAGACCCGCGCAAAAAGTCTGGCAACGATGAGCGGATTCCGCTTTTAGGTGAATCGCTTGCGATTATTCAGCGGCAAATAATTTCCGATAATTCCGTGTTCCAAGTCTCGCCGGAATGGATTAGCGACAACTTCCTGCTGGCCTGCAGGGTGGCGAAGGTCGAAGACCTGGTATTCCACGACTTGAGGCACGAAGGCATCAGCCGGTTATTTGAGTCCGGCCTGCGCATCGAGCAGGTGGCGCTGGTGAGCGGGCACAAGTCATGGGCAATGCTAAAGCGCTACACCCAGCTTAAGCCTGAATCGCTTCTGCCTTCGCCCTAGCCCTGCAAGCATCCAGATACTCGGCCACATCCCGGCAATCGGCCCACGTTTTGCCGCAGTCCTTATACGTCGGCACCGGCACTTCGCCCCGATATATCTTGTTCTCCAGCGTGCGCGGCGCAATGCCCAGCACCTGCGCTAGCTCGTCAGTGCCAAGACGCGGCCCGAATTTTTCCATCAAGTACGCAGTCAGCATCAGGCTCATTCCGCACCCCTTGCGCGGATGGCCGCGGCAATAGAGGGCAGACCGGCACGCTGAATGATCGTCGCGCAGGCTTCACGCTCGGCATCGGCGATAAGGCTGGCGAAGCGTTCAAGTTCATGCGGAACGGCGTTGGGATACCAGTCACCATAAGCCTCCCGCGCCATACGGATGATGTCGTCGCGTGTCATTTGCGCCATTCCCGCAGCCGGGCTATCTCTGCACACGCGCAGGCATAGTGCGCCGGACTCCACGACCAACAGTTTTCGGCGTGAGTTATAAGAGATTTATGCAAATTATCCTGTGGCGATAATTTGGTTTCGGCCAAGGTCGCGCGCAACCTATCAATGGCTGCGTTGTGCGCCTTGCCAAGCTCAGTTTGCTCTACTGATTGAAGCTCGCCAGAGCGCTGCCGATTTCTAAGCAGCCTCGGCGTAAGCGTTATGGTCACGGCACCATAGTCCGTCCATTTAATTGGCCATTCTTCAAGATGAAAAAATGGGCCAAATGGGCGCTGCCATGCCTCAAGCACATCCAACGCCTGACGCGCTGCTTTTTCCAGTTCGCTCATGCCGCACCCCTTGCGCGGATGGCTAGAGCATTTCCGACCAGCACATCGCGCACCATTGAATTGTTGCCGCACATGGCGGCATTCTGGTCAAGAATCTGCACGCAGGCTTCACGCTCATGCGCTGCGACAAGGTCTGCGAAGTGATAACGAGTAAATTGCTCGCCGTCCTTAATGGATTCATGCATGGCCTGGAACCACAACGTATCAGTCTCTTGGCGTGTCATGCCGTACCCCTTCGATCATTCCTAACCCTTGCCGCAGCCTCTTGCATCGTCTGCGCATCGGCCACACGTCGCGCTGGCGCCCTGACTTTCTTTATCAGCTTGCGCGCTTGCATCTGCGTAATGCCATGCTCAATCGCGCACGCAGCGACAAGCGCTTGCCTTGCGGCGCTGCGCTCGCGCTTCTTCTCCGCAGCAATCTCTGCGCGATCTGGTGCATCGTCGATCAGCTTGCGATACACCGTGCCTTGCGGCCACTGCTGGTGCACTTCCAGCGCTCTGTCGTCAAAAATCACAGCAACTCCATCTGCGCGGGCAGCGCACTTAGCCGCGTATACGCTTCAACATCCGCAAGAAAATCCGCGTCGAAGCGCCGCCACGGCGTGCGCTGAAACTCCTCCCGGCCGACCAACTCGATCAGGGCCAGGTGGCGGTTTTTGCAGTCGACGATAAACATTCGGTCTGTGCGCCGGATGAGTTCGTCAACAGTTTTGCGAATGCCCGGCATGTCAAAGCCTCGAATTCAATTCGCTCATTTCGAGTTGCCCTCTTCCAACAGGGCAATATGAATTCGGCACCCCTTGTTCAGCGCTTCAAGTTGTCCAAGCCCCCACACTTTTGCGCCGCCGCGTGCGTAAAACGTCGCTGCGCGTTGAGCCGCGTCCAGTAGTCCAGAATATCCAACGCGCGTCACGCGCTCGCGCCAACGCTTGTCCGTCAGGCTTTGCCCTTCTGGAAGGTGCGCTTCCAGCCACATCAAACCTTCAAACACTCGTCCGTGTATGGCCTGCCCTTGGCACACTTCAACCACCAACGGCCACATGCGGGAAAGCATTTCGCGATCGGCGTTAGCGGCACTTAGCATCGCCGTTAAGCACCGCACACCGCCAGGGCCAGAAGTGTCGTCCGCTACACGACCAGCCTGTCGTATCAGCGAATCGACAAAAGTCGTGTTGGCGTCGCCGCGCATTAACTGCGCCCGCCACTTTTCCAGCATCGTGGGCAACTTTCGGCCTGTGTTGGCGTCGTAAAACCCCGCCGCTTCTTCTTTTTCGCTTTCCGTTTTAAACATTAGGCACGGCAGACGTTCAATGTCGCTGCGCTTTAGTGCAGCCAACGCCCGGTGCTGCCCGTCCACAACATAAAAACGCTGCTCGTTTTCGCGCTTGGCAACCACAATCACGCCGCACGCCAGCCAACTCCAATTTTGTGCAATGTGAAGTACGCGCCTATGGTTGGCATTGCGCTGGTAGCTGTGGTCTACCAACAATTCATTCTTGTCGAGCCACGTTAACTCACCGGGCCTGTCTTTCAGACCCCAGCCGTAATGCTTTACTTTGCTAGTGCCGGTGCGGCTATTCATTTCATCGTTCATCAGCGCTTGCATGCTGGGCTCTCCATTTGCGTTTTGTTTTGAATTCAGAACGGGATGTCGGAGTCCATGTTTGCAGCAGACTGGCGGCGCTGCTGCGGACGCTGCTCTTCACGCGGCTTCGGCTCGAAGAAGCTCAGCCATCCGTCGAAGTTCACCGGCAGCGATTCCAGCTTCAGCGACAGCCCGTTTTTGCCTTCCAGCACAACGCCGCATCGAATCCATCGCTGCTTTTCATCGCCGGCTGCGGTGGTGTATTTCTCGCCTCTGGCGCACGCTTCGTACTTAATGCTCATGCTGCTTTCTCCGTAAGTTGTTGGAACATCATTTCCACTTCCGCAAGGAATTTGCGGGCGTGTTCTTCGATCTCTTCGATCTCTTCCAGCTTCGGCGTCCACTCGGCGATGTGCAGCTGCTTGCGCGGATCGCGCACACGCGGATCGAATGACACGAACACCGCATGCTCTCGGCCCGTGCAGGCCAGTTGCGCCAAGATTTGCGGCTTGTGCTGATCCGGCACGCCGCCAGCCAGCAGCCACGACACATGCGTGGTGGTGGCCGGGCACTTGAACTCGATGACACCACCGGGCAGCAGCCCGTCCGGCGTTGCACCAAAGTTTTCAATGCTCGGGTGATCGACGAATCCGGCAGGGCCAATCAGGCACCCAGTGGCCAGTTCATACGCGGCCTTTGCAGCCGGCTCCTGCTCGATGCCCCACTGCATGAAGCTGTTGACAAAGTGCGGAACCGCATCGCCCGTCAAGCGCTCTGCGAGCAGCTCAATCTTCAAAGCCTTGCGCTTCGCGCCTTCTGCGCCCTTTGCCGTCATGTCCAGCACCTGGAACATGCGGCTGGCCGTCAGCTTCCCGCAGCGACTTGATAGCCAAGCGGCTTTCTCGGCGTCGTTCATTGCAGTTCGTCCAAAAAATCGAGCACGTCTTCAGCCCGCTGCAGGGCAGCGTCGTACTCATCGTCGGTGGTCTGCGGCAAGCCGTGCGCATCGGTGAAGTCGGGATCCATCCTGCGCACCATGTCGACCAGCTGGCGCAGCGCGGCTTCGATCTCAAGCTCGCTCATGCAGCCACCTTTGTGCTGGGAAAGGCCGGGATCTCGGGCATATGCTGCAACGCTGCCGCAGCTTTCAGTGAGTCCTGGTGCTGCAGCCACACAGCAGTCTTCGCAGCGCTGTTCGGGATCGACTTGAACCGCGCCTGAAGGGCTTCTAAGCCGTCCACAGCCGCTTCGCGCAACGAGTCCAAAATCATCTTGGCTTCTTGCTCGCCGACGCGCTCTGCGGGCTTGTTTGCTGGCTTGCTCGCCACTGCAGCATTTGCGTCGTCGTCTTCTGCTGGCACACCGAATGCGGCCATTAGCGAGTAGCGACGTGCGTAAGTCATCGCCGAGCCAAAGCCTTGCGCGTCCTGTTTGCTGGCAGGCACAAACAAAGGCCCGCAGGCCATCGATTCGCCGCTGCTGTGGTGGATGATGGTTTCCACGCACACGCCTGCGTCGGCGGGATGCGTCACTTGCCTAAAGAACAGGCCATGCTCGGCCAAGGCGGGCTTGATTGCATCGACCACAGCCGCAAGGTCGGCGTACTTCGACCGAAATGCCGGATTGGTTTTGCCTTTCACTGCGCCTTCAATTTTTGCGAAGGCCAGTGCCATCGCTGCGCTGATCTCTTTCACAGCATCACTCCCCATAAGCAAACAAACACCATGCCGACGAGCGCCCACACCAGTGCGCCGGCAATCGCTGCGTTAAGAAAGCCTTCGTACGCTTTTACGTGCGCCTGCTGGCGCTGCAACTCGGCCCAACCCTGCCCGTAGCGGGTTGAGCGAGGCGCACGGGTGTGCGAATGCGGCGACGTCAAGAAGTCAGGCCGGTTCATTTGCTTTCTCCTGTACGAGGGCTTTGCGCCAGTGCAAGAAGACGCGGCCTTCGCGGTTTTCGAACCGGCTTTCCAAGCGCAGCGCCATGTCGCGTTCTGCGGCGTCCATGCGCGCCCAGCAAGACAACGCCAGGTTGATTGCCAACTGCAGTTCATGCCGCAGTTCGTCTCGGTTCATCGGGTTCATCAGAAAACCTCCCGGTAGACCAGATCGTCGTAGCTCAGTGACTCGGACTCGTGCTGCGCGAACTCCGCAGCAAAGGCTTCGACGTACTTGTGGCTACGGCCGCGAGCGATGTCACGCAGCCAGTCGCTGCCGGTCAGGTTTTGCTGCACCCAGTCAGCGAACTCATCCCAAATGCTGCAGGGCTTGCTACTGAAGCTGTAGCGCGGCTTGACCAGCATTTCTTTTGTGCTGCTGGTGCTGCGGCCGTACTTGTCAACAGACAAAAGCACGCGCTCAATTTCCCAGGCGCGCTTGTCAACCCAGGTGCGGCGCGCATCTTCTAGTGCGCACTCTTGTTCCCAAACTTGATCTGCGTATCCCATGGCTTTCTCTCCTGCCGCTGTAAGTGCGGTGTGGAAAGAAGTATGGCACATCCAAACATAAAGTCAAGTAAATCCAAACATCGATCGCAAAATTTTTTACTTCACGAGCTTTTCGTCAATTTTTGCCAGTTGCGACAGGTACTCAGAGAACTCAACGTAGGTCTCTGAGGTTGGCGGACGCAAAAACTTGGCTGGTGTGGATGCTTGTACACGCTCCGCGAGCAGCAATGCCTCAATGACGTATTCCTTGAGAGCTTCTGGCAGATCTCGAATGCGCCTGTCATAGCCCATAGATTTTTCCCGCCCAAGAATCAGCCAGTCCAGGCTTGCGCCGGTCAATTCCGAGAACCTGACCAAGGTTTCAAGGCTTGGGTGGTAGTAGTCGTTTTCGTATTGGCTCACAGATGCCTTCGTGGACTGAATTGCGTCAGCCACCTGTTGCTGTGTAAGGCGGGCCTGCTGTCTTGCCGCCTTCATTCGTTCGCCAATCTTCATTTGGCAAACCATAAAGCAAATCAGGTGCCCGGGAGTACGGAAATCCTTGACCTTTGACGTATGGATGAGTCATACTTGCTCCATGACTTCAAAGAACCATCGCCCCGAACGGGCAGAAACTCTTGAGCTTGCCATTAAGGCGGTCGGGGGCTACTCCGCGCTTGCAGCAAGGCTTGGGCTGACAAAAGCCAGCGTTCACCAGTGGAAGCGGGTGCCTGCCGAGCGTGTTCTAGCGGTTGAGGCCGCAACTGGCGTCCCGCGCCAACAGCTGCGCCCTGACCTGTACCCGATTGAATAACTGTACGCATAACCAGTATTTTGATCCGGCACTCGCTCACGGCGTGAGCCTGCGGGTCGACCGCCCTTCGCTTTGTTTCCCGGCTAGTCCTGTCGGGGGGGGGGGGGGGGGGGGTGGTTTGGCCTCTTTTTTTTTTTTTTGTGTGTTGGTGAAGATGCCTCCCCGTGGGGGGGAGGCAACTGATTAACCACAAAATTTCTCCTCCCCCACATAGG